GGGGGGGGGGGCGGGGCGGAGGGGGGGCGGGCGGTGCTGGCGGTGGGATTGAACGTGATGCAGGCTGCTGATGAGAACGCCGAGCTGCGCCGACTTGTAAGATGGCTTGACACCGCAGCGTGGGCGTAGTAAACTCGCGTTGTATTCTCAGTAAATAAGGAACTTAACACCATGCCCGACCATCCAGTATTTGACCGACAAGGTTTGCAGGGGCGCGTGAACACGTTGCAGCATATCGTTGATGAGATTAAGGGACTTGACCTTGTTGCCATCATGAATGCGGACGGCGCAGAACCTGACCAAAACCTGAAAGGTTTTCAAAATGATATGCGCCTGATGCTTGTCGCATCGCTTAATGTATTCGCTAAGGTTGTAGCCACCCGCTACTTGTTGAGTGGTACACCAGCTAACGAAGCGTTGGATAAAGCGTGGGATGACATAGGCGATAGCTTTACATTACACGCCAAGCGTAGGGGGAAAGAGCAATGACAACTGAAACCAAAATAGAAAACACCGCAGCTAGCTACGCCGACCTGTTGAAAGCGCGGGGGGATGTACCTGTAACCGTGCTGCGCCATGTGCACGCACAGCTTGGCGCGTTGCTGGCATTGATTGATACGATGGACGTAGACTTTGAGATTGAGCCTGCGCCGAGTGAAGCAGAGCAAGCGATAGCCGCTGCGCTGCGGGCGAAGTACCCTGACTTTAAAGACAAGACCGATGCCGAAGTGTTGGAATACTTTGGCGTGCAGGTTGGAGAAAAGAAATGACCTCATTAGTTAAAGCAACCGTGGGGGCGGTGCGTAAAGTGCGCCGTGCGAGCGCAAACAGTACCACCCCCGAGAGCCGAGTAGTGGCAGCCGTGAAACGCTGGGCGGTTCTACACAAAGGCGTGTACCTTGTGCGTGTCGTGCAAGGCGGCGAGAGTGGTATCGCCGACATCATCCTGTGCATCAAGGGACGCTTCGTAGCCGTAGAGTGTAAAGCGACTGGCGAGAAGCCCCGCGCCTTGCAGATGGTGCACGGCGAGCGTGTACAGACCGCAGGTGGTATTTTTATTTGGGGGGATGACGCAACTGTTATCCCTGAGCTAGACAAAATTTATTCGGAGTTGTAACCATGAGAGCGACCCTTACCGCTTTACTTATTCTTTCCCTTGCAACCGTAGCCCAAGCTGACTACACAACGCGCGAGCAGCGTGTCGTTGCCGAGACCCACCGTTGCATGGATGACTACAACAAGAACGCCCAGCAGCATAGCAGCATTGACCCTGTGAGCATGGCTATCTATTGTCGCAAGCAGGCAGAAAGGACGGTGCGCTGATGGCTGCCAAAAAGAAAATATGGTATGAGCTGCGCGTGTTCGCTACGCTGGTTGGTATCGTGGCGTTTGTATGTGTGTTGTACTTTGCTGCGGTGGTTTATCAAAACGTGGTGCAGTACCCAACGCTGACCGACATCATGCTGCTGATGGGCGGGGGCTTCATAGTTGGCTTCCTTATCGGGCGCGTGCGCCGTGATGATGAGTAAGGAGTTGAGCCATGCCGAAAAGTAAAGCCCCACGCAAACGCCGCGCGATACGCCACGGCATCCAGCTAGCGCAGAACCAAGACTACTGGATGCCTATCAATCTATCCCTACTGCGACACGGCAATGCTGCTATGCTGGCGACAAGTAACAAGCTGGTGGACGACCATCTGCGCGACCGACTGCTTGACCCCATGATGCTTGCGCTTGACCGCTTCGCTGGTGGTACGGCACGGTTTGATGATTACTGGGCTGTGATACAAACTCTGTATTTCTACGCCCACCTGCTGACCGATGCGCTGACCGAGCAGCGATACCGTATCTACGAGCGCCATGATGAGTTCGGCGAGCGGTTGAACGACCTAGCTGTTGAGCGATGGTTGGAGATTTACCACGAGCAGTTAGACCATGCCGAGAACGCCTACCCCGAGCTGGTGCGTGAGGTGGGCGAGCGGCAGAAACGCACAGGCAAGTATGGTATGACTGGCGATGAGCGACGCGCGATGTTGGATGTGTACGAGAACTTGGAAGAGATACTGTCTTGGTGCAGTATCGGTATGGTATTCAGGGCAGCTAACAAGTGCTGTCAAAATTTGGAGCGGGTAGAGACCGCGATACATGGGAAACAGACAAGGAGAGATAATGAATTATCTAACTCTTGACTTTGAGACCTATTACGACAAGGATTATTCTCTGTCTAAAAAAGGTATGACAACCCAAGCCTATATCATGTCGCCCAAGTTTGAGGTGTTGATGGCTTCGGTTAAGTGGGGTGATGGCGAGACACAAGTGGTTGAAGCCCCCGACCTGCCTGCATTCTTTGCCAGCGTGGACTGGGCGCAGACTGCTGTCGTTAATCACAACTCAATCTTTGACCTGAGTATTCTGTGGTGGAGGTATGGTTATCGCCCCGCCCTTGCCGTAGATACTATGAGCATGGCGCAATGTCTTGGTGTACCGTCGCTGACTGGCAGCGCAAGCTTGGCGAAGTGTGTGCAGTTGTTACAAGAAGCTGACTACGAGCTGCCATCAAAAGGCGGCGAAGTGGTAAACGCTTCGGGCAAACATCGCAAGGACTTCACGCCCGCACAATGGGAAGCCTACAAGCAATACTGTAAGACTGATGCAGACATCACATGGTTTCTTTTCAAAGTCTTGAAACAGTATGTGTCCGATGATGAGCTTGCCTATCAAGACATCATCCTGCGTTGCTACACCGAGCCACGTTTGAAAGTCCATGTGCCTACGGTTGAGTATGAGCTTGCGCGTTGCCGCGCTTACAAGGCTGAGCAGCTTGCCAAAGTGTGCGAACAGTTAGGGTGTACCCAAGATAACCTTGCTGGTGTGCTACGCAGTAACGATAAGTTCGCTGCGCTGTTGAAAGCAATGGGTGGTATAACCGAAGCCGAGATGGAGCAGGGAGCGCAGGGCAGTTTCATTATCCCAACCAAAGTTTCTGCGACCACAGGTAAGACCACTTGGGCATTTGGTAAGACCGATGTAGGTTTCAAAGAATTGTGCGAGAGTGAGCTACCTTTTGTCCAAGCACTATGCCAAGCGCGACTGGCTGCCAAGTCAAGCATTGATGAGACCCGCTGCGAGAAATTTTTGGACTACGCAAGCTACGGTTTCCTACCGATGGGCTACAAGATTGGCGGGGCGCATACTAATCGCATGAGCGGGGGAAGTGCAGGCAGCGCAAATATGCAGAACCTACCTAGTGGCAGACGTGAGGGGCAGAGCGACCTCTTGCGCCGTAGTATCATCGCCAACGACAGGCAAGTCATCGTGAACTATGATGCCTCCCAGATTGAATGCTTTTCGGCGGGTTCGCTGGTATTAACTGACACAGGGTTAAAACCGATAGAAAACATTTCTCTTGACGATTTGTTGTGGGACGGAATAGAATGGGTAGAACATGATGGCGTTGTTATGAAAGGAATTAAAGATGTCATTACCTACGCAGGACTTACAGCTACACCCGACCACATCGTCTATACAGAATGTGGACGCGCTATCCCGCTCGGACAAGCGGCGGCTGAACGCGCGACGCTCTTGGTTGGCGAAGTTGGCGGGCAAGCAGTTCGGGTTGTGGAGCGTGTTGGACAAACCGATACCTCTAATGACACCCTACATTCAGGTGTGGGCGAAATGCCAGTGCGGAGTGGAGCAGTTGGTAAACGCCAACGACATAGAACGTGGAGCTTCCCGTGGCTGCGTGAGTTGTATGAACAGGAAATATCTGCGCATACCACCGCTACCCGCCAAGCAATTACAGCAGCGGTACAACGCTTTGGTAGAACGCTGCAAAGCAAACAAGTTTGCTTCCCGAACTTATGTGGCAGTAGAAAACCATTTTCAATCCTGCCAAGACTTTGTGGAATATATGTGGGCGGAGTTCCCGATGCAGGATTATCAGGGGGTGGAAGTGGACAGAATAGATACCAATGGGCATTACGAGCGGGGCAACCTCCGTCTAGTAACGCGGGAGCAGAATGCACAGACACGCCGTTGCAACATTCTGGTGTCTCACAATGGGCAAACCATGTCAGCCTCAAAATTTGCGAGGGATTTCGTTCCAAATTACGGCAGGGATGCCGTACTCGACATGATTTCTCGGGGGTTGTCCCCCCGAGAAATAATAGAACGCGGGCATCAGCGGCGGAAAGTTTACATTCGCTACGGAACGAAGCTCTATTCGCGCAGCGAGTTTCTGAAACAGTATTGTCCGAACCACAACATCAACACGATGCTTCAAAGAGTACACCACGCTATGACAAATGGGGAAACCCTATCACAGGTACTGTCCCCGTTTACGACGTTGTCAATGCAGGAGCTAGATACCGTTTCACTTGTAACGGAATGATTGTAAGCAACTGCCGTGTCCTAAACTACATCGCCAACCAAACTGATGTGCTAGGCGTATTCGCCAGCAAAGGCGACGTGTATTCTTACACAGCAGCAGGCGTGTATGGTATTCCATACTCTGAGATTAACGATGGGCGCAAGAGTAGCGACCCTGAGATAGCCGCCAAGTATAAACCTATTCGCAACTACGGCAAGACCTGCGCATTGGCCCTAGGTTTCGGGCAAGGGGCGCAGGGTTTCCAACGCTACGCGCTGGTAAATTCAGGTATCAGTATGGAGTTGGACGAAGCGAAACGTACTGTGAACGCATGGCGTAAAGCAAATTACGCGACCGCAGCATTTTGGAAAACCTGCGACCAAGCCTTGCAAGTTATGGTGGATGGTGGGCAGATGTATTTCGGCGGGCAGGATGGCAAGATGTTTTTCGCCGACGGCAAACGTTTCTTACTAGGGCGACACGTTCCAGGCATCCGAATGCCCAACGGTTTGTGGTTGAACTATCCTAACCTGCGTGTGGATATGTCAAGTGGCAAGCCACAGTTCGTGTATGACAATACGGGGTACACAGGAAAACCTTTAAAAACAAAGGCTTATGGGGGTAAAATCTGCGAAAACATAGTTCAGAGCCTAGCCTTTGCCATCATGAAACAGCAGGCTTTATGGATTGCCAAGTATTACCCCATCGTTATGAACACCCACGATGAGTGGTGTGTGGTCGTACCACGCGACCAAGCAGAGACCGCCGCCGAATACATGGCGCGGTGTATGAGAACTGCCCCCGACTATGTGGCTGGTTTACCCCTTGATACTGAGGGCGGCTGGGCGCAGAGCTACGGAGCAGTTGATGATGACTGGTCTAAACGACCTGATAACCCCGACCGAGTACATCGGTTTGACCCTAACACAGGAGACATTTTATGAAAGTTACGAAAATTAAATCCGTAGAACACCATATCAAGAAAGCCCGCGAGCATCTGTTCGCGCTGGAACTCGCCGCCCGCGCCGAGCGCGAAGCGACCATAGAGAGCGTGGAAAAGGATAGCCAGTTCGCCCGCCGAACCTTAGACTGGTTGCACTTCGCCGAGACCGTAGCTGAACACATTGAGCATTACACCGTACCACAATACGGCGACGCGCCCGACGACCAAGTGGAGAGCTGGACGGCAGAGCATTGTGTGAACCAGTTACACAAATACGCCAGCCGCTTCGGCAGCAACAAACGCGAGGGGCAGGACGCACTTGACCTGATAAAGATTGCGCACTATGCTCAGTTGGCATACGACAAACTCAAAAAGGAAACACAACATGGCTCGTAAATATGTAGGCAGCATCGTAGATTTTTTCGTAACCGAGCATAAGGTTAGCCGCGTGGAAGCCACGCGTATGATTGACACCGTGCTCAATGGTATCGCCCACCAGCTACGCGAGGGCAACGAGGTTATTATCCGTGGGCATGGTACGTTCCGTGTGTCGCGCAGCAAGCCGCGCAAGAACAAAGGGTTTGGTAAAACTGAGACCATGACTAAGCCACGCGCTAGGGTTTCATTCCGCGCCTGCCCTGCCCTACGCGACTGGTTGGAGCAAGGCTACAAAAATACTGACACAAAATAATGCTTGACGAGCGTTGAGAACTAGCGTATGATGTACGCTAGTTTTTTATTTGGGAGCGCAACATGAGCGGTAAACACCGTGTGTTTTCATTCACAGCGATTAAACAATATGAACAATGCCCCCGCCAATACAAGGAAGTACGGATTGAGAAGCTGCACCCCTACGAGCAGAGCGAGGAAGCGCAATGGGGCGAGTACGTTCATAAGTGTTTAGAGGATGCCATCACACAGGGCGAAGCCTTACCGCATAACGTTAGCCAGTACCAGCCACTCGTTGACGCGGTTGCCCAACGCAGAGCCGCAGGCTGGGAAGTATGGTGCGAGAAAACATTTGCCATCATGAATGACGACCAAGCCGAGTTTACCGATAGCGAGGACACATGGTGGTCGCCTAAGAATAAATTAGCGGGCAACATTGACTTGTTGATGGTCTCGCCCGATGGCAAAGAAGCCATCATCAACGACTGGAAAACAAACAAGTCGGCGAAGTATGCCGACCCCAAACAGATAGACCTCTATGCGCTGGGCACGCTACTGGCGATACCCACGTTGGAGAAAGTAACAGGTTGTCTGATGTTTATCTGCGATGAATACAAGATGGTTAAGTCCACCTACACCCGCGCAGACATTGACCGCTTGTTACATGAATGGAATTTCAAAGCCCAGCGCATACGGCTGGCGATTATTAACAACAACTTCCCCGAGGGCGCGGCGACACCGCTATGTGGCTGGTGTCCATGTTCCGAGTGCCCCAACTGGCAGCAGGGGCAGGACTTCCGCGAGCGTAGAAAGAAACGGCGATGAGCTTAATCACATTCCCTTATCCCGCGCAGCGGGTGGTACGCATCCTATCCAACGACGTAGGTGCTGTAACCAATACCATCCCTGACGCGCAGCCAGTACAGTATTACCCCAGCGGGCAGGCACACATTGATGTGCCGTGGACACTCCACAACATGACGCTGCTGTCGCAGATAATGCAGCCTGCGGTTAGTACCATCTTTGATGGTTATGGTTTCTCAGGGCGCGACCGACCCTACTACCACCAGCTTCGTATTGCTGAGTTCCTTACACGCAATCCGAGAGCGTACTGTTTCGCAGGGATGGGTACAGGTAAGACACGCAGCGCGTGTTGGGCGGCTGACTACTTGATGACGATGGGCGTTGTGAAACGCGCGTTGGTGGTCTGTCCCAAGAGCTTGATGTACTCGGCATGGGTTGATGACCTGATGGCGACGTGCATACACCGCACCCACACCGTACTCTACGGCGACCGCGCACGGCGCGAGCAGCTTGCCCTCACACGGCAGACTGACTTTGATATTGTGAACTTCGACGGTGTGGAGATTCTTGGCAACATCCTAGTAGACAAGGGCTATGACCTTATCATCATTGACGAGAGCACAGCATACAAAGACCCCAGCACGAAGCGATGGAAAGCGCTGGCTAAACTGGTTAAACCGCAGACCCGAGTATGGGCGCTCACAGGTACGCCCACTCCGCAAGGACCGATGGATGCCTACGGGCAAGGCAAGTTGGTAACACCCGACCGCCTACCCAAGACCAAGACCATGTACCGAGACATGGTACAGTACAAGGTTGCCACGTTCATTTGGAAAGACAAGCGCAACTGGCAGGAGACTGTGAACAATATGTTGCAGCCAGCTATCTATATTCGTAAAGCAGACTGCCTAGACTTACCCCCAATAACCCGCCGCTACATTGACGTTGGGTTGAGCAAGCCCCAGCAGCAAGCGCTGGAAGCAATGCGTAAGGATATGGTAGCTAACTTTGACACAGGTCATCAGGCGGTGGCCGCCAACGCAGCGGTGCTGTGGGGTAAGATGCGGCAGATATATTCAGGTGCTATCTACGCTGAGGATGGTGCGGCGATGATACTGGATAACAAAGAACGTATCGCTGAGACCATCTCACTCATCAAACAGGCTAAGGCTTCGGGAGATGATAGCGTGGCAGAGGGCGAGCCCCACAGTAAAGCGCTGGTGTTCGTACCGTTCAAGCACGTCATGCAGGTGTTGGAGGATGCGCTCAAAAAAGAATTTGATGTTGCGGTCATCTCAGGCGATACGAACGTTCATGAGCGCAAGCGTATCTTGGATAGCTTCCAAAAGACACCAACCCCGCAAGTTATCTTAGCCATCCCCGAAGCGTTCTCGCACGGCATCACGGCAACAGCCGCCAGCCTAACGGTGTGGTATGCACCCCCTAGCAGAACAGAAACGTATCTCCAAGCCTGCGAGCGCATGGACCGACCAGGGCAGACGCAGCACATGAACATCGTACACCTACACGGCGACAAGCACGAGCGAGAGATGTACGAGAACCTAGCCAACAACCAACAGAACCAAGAAGCGCTGCTTAAACTTTACTACGGCGTGCTTGGTAAACAACAAGGATGACCTATGTACAAGATTGACTTCCCCGACGTGGGCTACACCCCTGACAACCTGCGCCGTCTCATTGAAGCGGCGGGCTTAACACAACAGCAGGCGGCGGATGCCGCCAAGGTATCACGGCGTACCATACAAGCATGGCTGGCAGACCTTGACTGCCCCACGCGGACAGATATGCCACACAGGAAGTGGGAGGAGCTGAAAGATTATTTGCTCAACCCTATTGACAAACGAGAGTAATCAGCGTATGATACTCAGTAAATAACGTAGGAGACCAACATGAGTACCCAAGACCTAACCCCATACAACGAAGCGCAGCTTGCCGAGTGGTATATCAACAACCGCAACTGGTTGAGCGACCGCAAGAAAGAGTACGAAGCGAGTATCGCCGAGGTTGAGGAGTTGCAAGACGCATTGGAAGTAGAGATGCAGAAGCGGCTCAACGCATCAGGCGCTACCAGCTTCCGAACCACAGGCGGAACGATTGTCCAATCAACGCGGGTGTCATACACCGCCGAGGACAGAGCAGCTTTCGGACGGTATATCGTAGAGAGTGGTAACTATGAAGCAACCACACTCAAACCGACCAAAGAATTTGTGGAGGATTATGCCCGAGAACACAATGGGCAACTCCCCGCGGGTGTTGCCAGCCACGCGCAGGCAGTAATCTCAGTAAAGAAACCAACCACTAAATAAGGAACACAGAAATGAGTAACCAAGTTATTCCTATCGCACAAGGCGGTGTCGCCCCTCTCGCTACGCTCGGCGCGATGCCAGCGTTCATGCAACAAGCGGCTGCCCAATCATCAATGGGTACATTCGGCGATGGCTTCTCAGGCGGTCGTCGGGTACAGCTTAAAGGCGGGCAGATTAACTTCCTCGCTGAGGATGGTAAACCAATGGGCGCGGTGCAAGACGCTAACGGAACAGTAGTATTCCCCCAATATGTGAACAACGCACGCATCATCATCGTTGGTATCGCACCGCACGATAACACCACATACCGTACATACTATGCCACTCAATATAAAGAGGGCGAGAGCCTACCACCTGATTGCTGGTCTGCTGACGGTGTGCACCCCAGTCCTAAATCATTCGCGCCACAATCTCACGACTGCGCGAGTTGCCCTAAGAACGTAACAGGTACTTCCTCAACAGGTAAAGGCAAAGCCTGCGGCAGCCGTAAGAAACTGGCGGTGGTATTCGCGGACGACCCAGCGATGCGCGTATTCAGTATGGACTTATCAGGCACAGCCTTGTTTGGTAAATCGGCCCGCGAAGCAGAGGGTTATTTCACACTTTCTGAATATGCCAAACGTTTGAAACAAGGCGGCGCAATTTGGGAGGGCGTGGTTACTGAGGTTTGCTTCTCCGAGGGTGCTAATATCGGTGTGCGCTTCCGTGCGATTGGTTACGCTACGCAAGACCAGTTCACACGCATCATGGCAATGAAGTCCGAAGCCGATACTATCAAAGCGTTGGAAGTGGATTTCCCCGAACACAAACTGGATGATGGTAACGCCCCCGCCGCTGCGACATATCAAGCGCCCAATGCTATTGCTACGGATTACAAAGCGTCCATGATTACCAACCCAGCGTTCCAAACCACCTTAGCACACCTGCGCGAGTGGGCGAACCATCCAAGCGTAACCCCCGAAATGGTACGCGCCGAAGCTGCTAAATACAACGTAACTCTTTAATTGAAAAGGAAACTAGTTATGCTGCCCGAATTAAACGCAATGCAATTCAACTTCGCCAACATCAAAATGGAGCTTCAATTCTCCGCCGATGGCAAAGCAACGATGGTCTTTACCCCAGTTGTTGAGACCGAACTCGTAGCTGTCAAGTCGCATGAGCAGCCTGCCGCTCCTGCCGTACCCGTGCTTCCACCGATCGGAAGGGCGGTGCAGGG